CTTTGACTTCTTCACTCGTCATATGAAAGAAAACTGTGCTTACAATTTCTATGTCAAAGATGATGCTGATGTTGTAGCAGAGTTAGAGAGTGCAGTTCTGGGTCTGGATGTGATGCCTAGCATGAGGTGTCTCATGACCGCTGGACCTGCACTACAAAAAGAGAATGTCGCAGGGTACAACTGTAGTTATCTTCCAGTTGACTCTGTACGTTCCTTTGATGAGATCTTGTACGTTCTTATGAATGGAACTGGTGTTGGATATAGTGTAGAATCTAAGTACACTGAACAGTTACCTATAGTTCCAAATGAACTACATCCAACTGATACTTGCATCGATGTACGTGACAGTAAACTAGGATGGGCCAAGTCATTTCGTGAGTTGATCAGTTTGCTCTATGCAGGACTGATACCAACATGGGATATGTCTAAAGTACGTCCTGCTGGTGCGTTACTAAAAACATTTGGAGGTAGGGCAAGTGGTCCCGATCCTCTGAATAAATTATTTTTATTCACTTGCAAGATATTTGAAAATGCCAAAGGAAGAAAACTCAGACCCATCGAGTGTCACGACATTGTTACTAAAACAGCAGAAGTCGTGGTGGTTGGTGGTGTTCGTAGGTCTGCTCTCATTAGTCTCAGTGATCTTGGGGATGAGCAGATGCGACTCGCAAAGTCAGGAGCATGGTGGGAAGAGTTCCCCCACAGAGCACTCGCAAACAACAGTGCCAACTACCATTCCAAACCCGACACAGGGACATTTCTTAGGGAATGGTCTTCCCTCTACGAAAGTAGGAGTGGAGAACGTGGAATCTACTCTGCGTTTAATGCAAGAAAACAAGTCGAACGATTCGACTACAGAGATCCTAGAGATGACTTCGGGACGAATCCATGTTCTGAAATAATCCTTCGGCCCAGAGAGTTCTGTAATCTATCAGAGGTAGTGATCAGACCTACTGACAAAAAGAAAGACTTGATCAACAAGGTGAAACTTGCTACGATATTGGGTACATGGCAGAGTACACTAACCAACTTCCGATACCTTCCTAAAACCTGGAAGCAAAACTGTGAAGACGAGAGATTACTTGGAGTCTCACTCACGGGAATCATGGACAACAAACTAACTATCGATCCTGACCCTGAGTTGTTGACAACCTTGAGAACTGTAGCTCGACAGACAAACGCAGAATGGTCAGAGAAACTAGGGATCAACGAAAGTGCTTCGATCACTTGCATCAAACCTAGTGGTACAGTATCTCAACTATGTGATTCTGCTAGTGGTATCCATACACGACACAGTGATTACTATATCCGTACTGTACGTGGTGACAACAAAGATCCGTTGACTCAGTTCTTGAGAGATCAAGGTGTAGTAAACGAACCTGATGTTATGAAACCAGACAGTACTACGGTATTCTCGTTTGCTGTAGAATCACCAAAGGATTCTGTCAAGAGAGATCAATGGTCTGCACAGAGACAACTAGATCAATGGATGATGTACCAAGAGTTTTGGTGTGAGCACAAACCTAGTGTTACTATATCCGTTAAAGAGGATGAGTGGATACCGATTGGATCATGGGTCTTCAATAACTTTGAGAAGATTAGTGGCATATCTTTTCTACCTTACAGTGAACACTCATATCAACAAGCACCATACCAGGAATGTGACAAGGAACGATACAAAGATATCGCATCTAAAACACCTTCTATAGTATGGGAAGATCTATCCAAATATGAATCAGAAGACTACACTGTAGCATCACAAGAATTGGCTTGTGTTGGTAATTCGTGTGAGTTATAGTCTATTATTAGAACAGCTATGAAGATACCATTCGATATATCGCAAAGTTTATTAGATAGATTGAACGATCTTTTCCCTGATAAACTACCGAGTAAGATAGTATCTTCTACTGATCTAGCGTACCTCATGGGTCAAAGATCAGTAGTTGATAAACTAACAGACCTCTATAACGAAGAGACAAATCAAAATGTGTTTAGTGAATCCAACTAGTGCACCTTCCACACCGATGGTTGCACCCCCACCTCCAACTCCTCAAGCACACTCAGCTATGAAGGAGACTCCCGATATTGAAGAGGGAAAACGTGATGAGGTAAAAGAACAGGGAACAGGAAGAGAAAAGAAAAACACTGCTAGGATGAGAATCAAACCCACTAAAAGAAATAAAAAATCTGGACTTCAAATAGCAACCTAATATGCCACAACTAAACGGAAAGAAGTACGCCTATACCAAGAAGGGTAAAGAGCAGTACGAAAAAGATAAACAAGGTAAATATACTAAAAAGAAAAACAAAAAACCTGGATTAGCTCAAAAAAAATACAGTCTATCTGAAGCAAAACAAAAATTAAAGAAAATGGGTAGACGAGGGGATACTGAGCTTGAACACGTAAATAAAGATGAGCAACGTATGCTTAAAGCTATGGGTGCTTCTCGTACTAAAAATCCAAACACAGGACTAACAGAAAACTCTTGGATATCCAGTGCTATTAAAAGAAATACAGGTAGTAATACTCCTAAACCTAAAGTAACAATACCGACTATAAAAATAGACCCACCGAAAGTTGAGTTACCTAAATCTAGTGGAGATGTAATAAAAGATTTAAAAGGTAGACTTCCTAAAGGATTTGATGAAAAAAATATTAAAGGTAGACTTCCTAAAGGTATAGATTCAAAAAACGCTCTTGACAAAGTAACAGGAGTTTTTGAAGGTGCAGGTGGGTTTGCTACTGGTATGAGAAACGCAGGTGTTAATTTAGTATATAATCTTTTAGGTGGACAAGGTGATTACTACGATCAAGGAGGAGGAAACTCAAGTACAACTACCAGTTCTACAGCTAGAACTGCATCATTGTCTGGTGGATTTGGAGCAATGAAAAAGAAAAAGAAAAAGAAAGGTCTATTAGCTGAAGGAGAAGAATCAGGATCAAATACAAAATATGGTGGTAGAATGTCCAAAAGAGGACTTAGAACTCCTAAAAGAACTGGACTTAACATTGTTAAAAAAAACTCAAGCTCAACTAGTTTAGGAATGTAATATGGAGTCAGTACAAGCCGTATCCATATCTGACCGAGGAACTACCAAGGGAGGATTTGTAGCACAGCAGTATTCGACCATGACAACTAGTAGAGAATCGTTTCTCAAACGTGCGAGAGAAGCAAGTAAACTCACGATTCCTACGTTAATACCAGAATCAGGTCACACCTATACATCAGACTATCCTACACCTTATCAGAGTATAGGAGCAAGGGGAGTAAACAACTTAGCATCCAAGATGTTAATGGCATTGCTACCTCCTAACAGTCCATTCTTTAGATTAATTATAGATGATTTTGATCTTGCTAATCTTATTGGTGAAGATAAACGAGGACCAGTAGAAGAGGGTCTAGCCAAGATTGAACGTGCGGCTTTGCATGAGATTGAAGCAGAGGCTATGCGTGTTCCAATCTACGAGGCACTGAAACATTTGATTGTCGGTGGTAACGCTTTGTTACATCTACCTAACAAGGGTGTAATGAGAGTGTTTCATCTTGATAGTTACACAGTCAAACGAGATGTGCAAGGCAACATCATTAAGATCATAGTCAAAGAAACTCTATCTGCCAAGACATTACCAGTTGATTTACAAAAGTATGTAGACATTACGGCAGAAGATTCTTTCAAAACTTATGATCTCTTTACGTGTATCAAGAGAGAAGCTAAACGATACGAAATCTTTCAAGAGATACAAGGCAATCCAATAGAAGAAAGTTTTGGTCAGTATCCACTAGACCAGTTACCCTGGATTCCTCTTAGATTTAATCGTATCGATAACGAAGACTACGGAAGAGGATTCGTAGAAGAGTATATTGGTGACTTAAAATCCGTTGAAGGTCTTAGCCAAGCTATCGTTGAAGGGTCAGCGGCTGCGGCAAAGGTGCTATTTTTAGTAAAGCCTAACGGAACTACTAAACTAAGAACTCTTGCAGAGTCACCCAATGGTGCTATTGTTGCAGGAGATGCTAATGATGTTAGCACACTACAATTAAACAAGTCAACAGACTTTCGTGTAGCTAACGAGATGCTACAGTATCTGACTAACAGACTACAGTTTGCCTTCTTGATGAACTCGTCTGTAGAACGACAGGCAGAACGAGTTACCGCAGAAGAGATCAGATACAAAGCACAAGAACTAGAGATGGCTCTTGGTGGTGTATATAGTGTACTCAGCCAGGAACTCCAAGTTCCTCTAGTTAAGTTGTTATTGGCACGACTTACCAAACAAGGTAAGATGCCAAAGTTTCCAAAGAACACTGTAAAGCCTGAGATTGTAACAGGTGTTGAAGCTCTAGGTCGTGGTCAAGATCTTAATAAACTAGCAACATTCCTACAATATTTACAACCTCTTGGTCAACAGATCATAGCCCAAGAGATGAACATTGGTGACTACATTGACAGACTTGGAGCTTCACTCGGTATAGACACAAGTGGTCTTATCAAGACTTCCGAAGAGAAGCAAATGGAAAAACAAATGATAGAACAACAACGACAACAGATGATGCAACAACAGATGATGCAAGATGTTGTTAAAGGTTCTGCACCTCCATTAGCAAAAACTATAGCACAAGACGTAGCAGGTAATCCTGAGATGCTTGAGCAGATGCAACAACAGTTACAACAAACACAAAATCAGTAATGGCTAAAAAACGTATATCATCTCAAGAACCTCCTGTTAGAATAAAAAAAGAGGAGTTACCGGAAACTGCTGACCAAGTAGCTGAGAAACTAAAAGTAGAAAAAGCTAGGAAAGCTATTAAAGATAGAGCAAAGAAACCTTTAGGTTTAAAAAAGGGGCAACGACTTCAACTTACTAAAGGTTCTTCAGAGACTAAACCTGGATCTGGTATGACAACTAAGACAGGTTCAACTCTTAAAAAACAAGGGTTGTCTGATGCAGCCATGAAACAAGTGACAGGTATTCTTAATCAGTACGCTAGAAAACCAAAAGGTGTAGTTAAAAAGGGTGACATTAGAAAACGTCTGAAGAAGATATCACGTACTCCTGGTGGTCGTGCAGGAGCAGGACTTATGGCAGTAGCAGGAGTAATGATTAATGCTATTGACAAGGCAAAAGAAGAAGACAAAAAGTCAGTTAGAGTTGGTGGCATGACGTTTACTGTAAGTCCTCCTAAGTCAGGTGACAGACCTTCTAAAGATAAAATGTTAGAAGAACAAAAGAAACAAGTTAAGAAAGCACGACAAAGAGTTTACGGAAGATAATGGCAACAGTAACATCAGCACGGGGTGACACATTAGAGGTCGAAGATACTCCTAAAAAGAAAACCAAACGTAAGCCTTCTAAAACTGCAAAAGAAGCCGCTGGTAAGATCCTTAAAGATATGGGAGTTACTAAAAAGGCTAGAGATAAAGTTACTAAGAAACGTGCAATAAAACGTGCTAGTCAAGTAGGAGAAAAACGAGGTAAAGCTAAAGCGTATAAACGTAGTGGTGTAGTAGGTGGAGCACTTGCTCTAGCTGAGATGGGACGTAGAAAGCGTGAAGAGTATATGAACGCTAAAGAACAAGCTCAGTCAGAAGGACGGAAGACTTTTGATTTCATGGGTATGACATTTAAACTAAATAATTAATATGGTAGATAGTGTAACAATTAGTACTGGAGAAGAAGTTCCTACGGCAGGAACTACAGAACACTTAGAAGAAATGTTGGATGTAGTAGAAGCATCTGAGAATCCAGAAGTTTCTGACAAACCAGAATGGTTGCCTTCTAAGTTTGACTCACCCGAAGATCTTGCTGAAGCATATCGACAACTAGAACAACGTCTAGGTTCTGGTGAATACACAGAAGAAGATAATGCTGTTGATGATGGTCCTGTAGAACTAGAAGAAGATCCTACAGAGATTACTGATTTCTTAGCAAGTAGAGATTTAGACTTTGATGCGTTTCAATCAGAGTATTTAGAAAATGGTGAACTTAGTGATGATGCGTATGAAGCACTATCGAATGCAGGTATACCTCCATCACTTGTAGATTCCTGGCTTGCAGGTCAGCAAGCTGTAGGAGCACAACTAGAGATGACAGTGCACGATTCAGTAGGTGGTACAGAAAACTACAATGAATTAGTAAACTGGGCATCTGACAATTGGAGTCAAGATGATATTGATGCTTTCAATGATTCTGTAGACTCAACAAATATAAACCAAGTTATGCTGGCTGTTAGAGGGTTGCAAGCTCAGTATAATCTTGCTAATGGCGACCCTGCCCTTTATTCTGGAGATGGTGGTTCTCCTTCAGTTGAAGGGTTTCAATCATTGAACCAAGTAACCGAAGCAATGAAAGACCCTCGTTATGCAGAAGATCCTGCGTATCGTAGACAAGTCGAACAGTTGCTGTATAATTCTGATGTTATATAATAGTTTTAAGAATTAGTCTCTGCCCTTTGCGAAGGATAACACTGAACGAAACTTACAGCTAGAGTGTTTCACGGAATCCGATCTTTATTCTAACTTTACATTTTATAGGTAATAAATATGACTGATTATAGTAATATTTCCAGATCGGGTCAATCTAACGCTAGTGGTAGTAAACGTGAGTTATTTCTCAAGTTGTACGCAGGGGAAGTACTTACAGCGTTCCAGACCCGTAACGTGATGATGCCCATTCATCGAGTGCGTACAATTTCAAAAGGTAAGTCTGCACAGTTTCCTATGACAGGAAAGTTTCGCAACGCATCTTACCATACTCCTGGTAATGAGATCACTCCTGCTACCACAAAGCAAGCAGAGAGAATTGTCTCTATTGATGATTTACTGATCAATGCTCAGTTTATCCCCAATATTGACGAAGCAATGACTCATTATGATATTAGGTCTATCTACACTCAAGAAGCAGGTTATGCTCTTGCCAAAGTAGCAGATCAAAATATCTTGAGAACTGCGATCAAATCCGGACTTTGTGATAAAAAAGAAGTTGCCGCTGTATCAGGTATGATTCAGCAGTACGATTCTTTTGATGACGAAGATTTCACTGATAATGTATTTATTGGTGGAGCTACAGGTTCTCCTGCGGCTGACGTTACAGATCCTAAAGAATTAGCTCAAGCTATTATTGAAGCTAAAAGGGTCTTAGAGAACAAAGCTGTTCCTGGTGATCCTGTTGTTGTTCTTCCTACTGACCTTTACTTTAATATGTTTAAGGTAAATGGTACAACTCCTTTGAATGATCTTGTTATCTTTAACAGGGACATTGGAGGAACTGGAAGTCCTCTTTCAGGCAACGTACCTACTATGATGGGTATGCCTTTGGTAGTTACTCCTCATCTTGGAAGTTTCAGTGGTTCTACCTTTACCAGTAACTTGTTTACTCAAGCAGGTGGTGCTGGTACAGCTTTGGCTACTACTGATTCCGATCCTCTTTCTGGAGAGTCAGGAAGAAATGGTCAGTATAACGTACCAGCAGATAGTATTGCAACTGCAAGTATGGGAACTGATAACCTTTCTGATCTTGCTCTACGTGTAGTAGGAATGGTTATGACTCAAGATGCAGTCGCAACTGTCAAACTCATGGATCTCAGTGTTGAGTCCGAGTACCAAATCATTAGACAAGGTACTCTAACCGTATCGAAATACGCTATGGGACACAACGTATTGAGGCCAGCCGCTTGTGTCTTGTTACTACAAGGTACAGGGTAATCCTTTTTAAACTAAGGGTAAGCTAGAGACTATCTCTGGTTTACCCTTTTTTTTCCTTTATATATAATGGCTACAAGTCCCACTACTGTTTTAGAAGCAGTCAATACTATGTTATCTAGTATTGGTGAAGCACCTGTAAATAGTCTGGCTTCAGGTTTTGAAGATGCTGAGTTAGCAGAAAGTATTATAAATAATGTAAATCGTGAAGTACAGTCAAAAGGATTCGTATTCAATACTGACCTAGAATACACTTTGTTTCCTGGTAGTGATGGAACTGTTCATCTTCCTGCAAACATACTACGAGTAGATACTACTAAGTTAGTTCGTAGTTCAGAAGAAGATATAGTAGAACGTGGACGTAAACTGTATGATCGTAAAAAGAATAGTTTTAATCTTAGTGCTAAAGTTGATGGTATTAAACTAGATCTTGTAATACAACTTGACTTTGAAGATCTGCCAGAACCTGCAAAAAGATATATTGCATTACGATCTGCTAGGATATTTCAAGATAGAGTTTTAAGCTCATCTGAACTTCACGGATTCCAACAACAAGATGAAGCACAGGCTTTATCAGAACTCATGGATTACAATGCTGAATCCGCAGACTATAGTATATTTGATAATTATGACACTTTCCGTATCTTGGATCGCTCTATTCATTCCACAACTGTAAATCCTGAAGACTCTACACTCACACACAAGATATGAGTTTAATCTCTCGTACCATTCCTAATTTTGTAAACGGAGTGTCTCAACAACCTCCATCACTGAGATTAGAAAGTCAAGGTGAACTACAAGAAAATGGATTATCCTCTGTTATTAAAGGGCTAGAAAAACGTCCAGGCTTTCACCATATAAAAGATATAGGTACTATTACTGGAATGGATGATGCCTTTGTGCACGTTATGCGAAGAGATGAAAACGAAGCGTATCTTTTAGTTATTAAGGATAATTCGTTAAGAGTGTTTGATTTAACAGGTTTTGGTACAGGAACTATAGGTACTGAAGTAAATGTATATGATGGAAATGGTACTGCTTTTCCTGGTAATATACTAGGTCATGCTTCAAATACTACTTCTAGTGATATAGATTATCTTAACTTTAACTCAGGAGTACTTTCAGGATTAACTTTTGCTAGTACTGATATTGCGGCTACTACTATTGCAGACTTTACATACATAGCAAACAAGCAGTATCCTATTAAAATAAATAGTAGTACTACTAATTTAACTAGACCTTATGAAGCATTAATATATGTAAAAGGTGCTGACTACGGTATGAAGTTTGCTGTTAATGTGTATTATCATGATAGTAGTACAACAAGCACAGATTATAATCGTATTTTTAGAGCATCCTACGAAGTACCTGATGGTACTGTAAGACAAACTAGTGGTAAAAATAGTGCTAGTGATAGTCCTACAGTAAGTGCTCAACTTAATAATCAAGCAACTACTCATGCCATTAATGTAGCACAATCTCTATATGATGTATCACCTTTAATTGAAGGTGTTCCTGAAGTAAATACTACTAACGATCCCGCAGTAGCAGGATTTTCACCGTCTAATGCTGAAGTAGTATCTAATGGAACTGTTAAAAATCAAATTATTAATTTTGATACTAATAGTCAAATTGGTACAGACGGTACTACAGGATTAAGAGCTTTACACGGAGTAAGTAATTTTGTAGTTCGTTATGAAACACAAGACAAACTTAACACAGGCACAGCAGTAGTAGATAGAGGTATAAGTAATTTAACAATAAGTTCTGGTGGAACAGGGTATAGTAATATATCAAGTAAAACTTTAACTGCTACTGGTGGAGGAGGAAGTGGTTTTGCAGGTAGTTATACAGTAAGTGGTGGAGTTATAGACTCTGTAACTATAACTAATGAAGGTTCTGGATACACATCTACTCCTACTATTGTAATTAATGGTACTGGCACTGGAGCAAGTATAACTCCTACAGTATCATCTATTGGAGATAAAAAAGGTACAACTTCAGTTATTCATATATACAATCCTGAACAACCTTTTAGTATAGAAGTTGATGATGGACAAGGAGGAGCATTTATTAGTGCAGTAGTATCTCATGAAGGAAGTAAAAGTTTTGCTTCTTTGCCTCCTAGTATTCCTCAAGCATATAATAAAGTAACTCAAACTCATAGTGGATCTACTATTTTACCAACATATACTGGAGAGTACGTAACAGCAAAAATTCAAGGTGAAAAAAATAATAATCAAGATGATTACTATGTAAATTATAATGAAAACATTTGGAAAGAAATTCCAAGACCTAAATTTAAAAACGATGATGCTAACAGTAGAAGAAATAAATTAGATGACACTACAATGCCACATGAGTTAGTTCGTAATTTTTACACTGCGGGCCAACATTATGGTTTAGACGCTTCTACTCATGATTTAGTTTATTTTTCTTTTAATCCTGCTAGTTTTACAGAACGCAAAGCAGGAGATGACGATACAAATCCATTTCCGTCTTTTGCTCAGTATGATCCTCTTGTATATTCAAGTGGTGCATACACAATACGTGATGTATTCTTTCATCGTAATAGACTAGGGTTTATCAGTGATGAAAACGTAATATTCTCTCAAGCAGGAGATTACAATAACTTTTTTAAAAGTACAGTCATAGCTGATTCTGATAGTAATCCTATTGATGTAGCTGTAAGTAATAACCAAGTTTCTATATTACAACACGCTATACCTTTTCAAGAACAGTTAATTTTATTTAGTGACTTGCAACAATTTACTGTAGGTGCTAGAGAAACTTTAACTGCTAAATCAGTTACTATTGATGTGTCTACTCAGTTTGAAACATCTACTGATGCTAAACCAGTACCAGCAGGTAAATATATATTCTTTCCATTTAAACGTGGGGAGTTCTCAGGATTACGGGAATACTTTGTTGTAGAGAACTCAGAGCAAAATGATGCTGTTGAAGTCACTGCTCATGTACCTCAGTATATTCCTGGTAAAATACGACAAATGGCTTCTTCTTCTAACGAAGAAATGATTGTCGCATTGTCAAGCACAGAAAGAAAAAATATATACGTTTATAGGTATTACTGGCAAGATCGTCAAAAAGTACAGAGTGCGTGGTCAGTATGGAAGTCTGATGGTAATGTAGTGGCAACCACATTTCTAGGCTCACAACTATATGCTTTAATAAACCGCAGTAACAAAATAAGTTTAGAACGTATAGACCTTTCTACTGACCCTGCATCCTTAGTGATGCGTAATACACAACCTGTGTTATTAGATCGTAGAATACTTTTAAAATATGGATCAGGAACTGGTGGTACAGTTGATGCTGACTCTTTGTTACCTCTATACGGATCTATAGCAGAAGCATTTCCAAACGATCCTCCTACTGCAAGTAATATTGTTTATGTTGCAGAAACAGGAGAAATACTTGGTACTGGTTTAAGTTCTACACTTTTAGCACAAATACTGCAAAATGGTACAGCACGTTGGCAAGAAATTAAAGGTAATCCAGGTCTTCCTAATAGCACTATGCGTGTATTTGCTGGTATTCCTTACACCTTTAAATACGAAGTATCTGAACAGGTAATGAAAATAAATGATTCACCTGCTAATACTGCAAGATTACAACTACGTAATATAAACCTTAATTTTAACAAAACAGGATTCTTTAAAGTAAAAGTATCACCAAAGCCTATACAGTCTAGCTCTACTGATACCAAAGGCCGAGCACCAAGAACTAAAGTATTCTCTGGTTCAACAGTTGGAGTTACTACTATAGGTGAACAAGCATTACAAGAAGGTACATTTAAAGTACCAGTACTAGCAAGATCTAGTCAAGTCAAAATAGAACTAGAAAATGACACGCATCTTCCTTGCGTATTTCAATCAGCAGAATGGGAAGGATATATGATACTAAGATCTAATCGAGTATGACAAAGCCGTATTATCGGCCCAGTAAAGAAGAAGATTGTTTTATACTTGCTCCTAATCTTCGACATCAAGATAGTTTAGAAGTAAGTTACTCTGTAGGACTGTCAAATGAAAAAGCCTTATTAACAGCACTAGAACTGTCGAGACAGGAATGTAATAGTATTATATACAAAGATACTGTTATTGGTATGTTTGGCGTTGGTGTCGATCCTGAAGACAAACAGAGGGGTATTCCTTGGTTATTAGCGTCAGACTCTATATTTGACATACAGAGAACTTTTATACGAGAGTCTAAGAAGTGGGTAAATAGTATATCACAAGATTATTATTTACTCTATAACTACGTACACATTGGTAATCGACCTTCTATTAAATGGTTAAAATTCTTAGGATTTCACTTTATAAGACTTATACCTGACTATGGTGTAGGTAAAAAACCTTTTTATGAATTTGTAAAAATATGTGCCACCCAGCAGTCTATGCCGCAGTCTTCATAGCTCAAGCCTATCAGTCTGCCCAAGCTCAGAATGAACAGGCTCAAAAAACAAATGAGATGTATAAACGTAATGCTGAACTTAGAGAACGTCAGTATCAAGATCAGATCTTACGTATAGCTGAACAAAGAAAACGTGTAGGTGAAGCCGCAAATGTAGAAGCAGAAAAGTATGCTGATGCTAAGTTAGATCAGAAGAAACAACTAATTGAAGCTAGAGGTCAGATACAGACTTTAACTGGTGAAGGTACAGGAGAACTAGGTAGCCTTATGTTGGGTGTTAATAGACAAGGGTTGACTAATCTTTCACGTTTAGAAAGTACATTTGGTACAACTACTAGGAACTTACAGAACACTCTAACTAATCTTGGGTTTGAAGCTAAAGATGCACAAACACAAGCTCAAATAGGTATCGAGTCTATGCCAAAAGCAGAAGGACCAAGTTTAACTTCTCAGTTAATTAACATAGGAGCCGCTAGTGCTCAAGGTTATGCCACAGCTAAACAAGCAGGGTATAAACCTAAACAAAGTAGAACTTTAACACCAGCAGGTCCACCAGTTACAGGTGATCAATATTATCAAGGTTATAACGTATTAAGCTAACATGGCAGAGACTCCACGAATACGAAGTTTATCACGACAAGATGTTATACGTACTGCTGTTCCAAGAGCTTTTACAGGAGGTAGTGCAGAACGTGGTATTATCACAAGTCAATCAGAACAGTTTTCTAAAGCTATAGATAATCTAATAGAAGCTGGTGTACCACTCTCTGCTAAACTTCATAAAGAGTACAGAGAAGAAGAAATAAACAAAGGTATATTTAGAGTATCTAAAGCTAGTGATGACACTTTAAAGAAACTACGTGATGGTGTCGTTACTGGTGTTCTCAATGGTGAAGAAAGTGAAGCCTATGTAGAAGGAGTAGATCGAGGTTTACTAAGAGTAGAAAGTAGAAAATTTGGTGAGAACGCATTGTTAGATTGGCGTAAATCAAAGGAGTATAATGATACTTCTCCTGATGCGTTTTCTCGTTGGATGCAAAACTATCGAGCAGACTTTAATCGTAAATTTGTTGACGGTATGGCTCCTGATCTTATTGCTGAAGAGTTGTTGCCTAGACAGAATGCAATCATCAATCAACTACAGCAACGTCATCAAGAGAAACAAGCAAGAGACTATGAGTACAATGCAGTGCTCAATATGCAACAGGATATGAAGGGTCAAGTCAATGGCTACTTTAAAGACTACAAGTTTCTTAACTGGATGAACAACTACTTCTATCAGAATCCTACAGGTTCACTAAAAGAAGTACATGATGATCCTGTTCTAGGTACAGATAATCTAGGTAAAGTCGCTGGTGCTCTACAGTCACAATCTAAACAACTAAGTATTGGATCTGAAGATCACAGAACTTTAGTGGGGTTTTCTAAAAGGGTACTAGAAGATCCTTTGTTTAACGGTACACGAGTACAACAACAAGCAAGTAGTTTTTTAGATAAATATGAGTTTGCTGACTTTGAAGTAACTAAAGAAGATTTACAAACTGACTTAAATAATTTTGGTCAAGCACTAAATTCTAGTCCTTTAATGATTGCTCATGAGTTATATGAGTATGTTAATTCAGAACCTGATGTACGATATCAGTTGCATGGTATAAATCCTAAAACTGCTAATCAAAGTATGATTGACATACTAGAAGAGTTAGGAGAAGACTATGAAAAACCTGCGTTACTTCAAGGTTTAATAAATTCATTTGACCGTGGACGTAATACAGAGTATGCTAATAAAGCTATTGAGTCAGGTAGCAATCGTATATATACTACAGTAACTCGTAGGTTTAATCTTGAGAATAACGCATTAAAACGATTAAAGTTATCAAGAGAAGATAAACTATTTGTTGACTTGTCTAACGAACTTAAACAAATACCTGAAGATCAATATCAAATACAGTTACCTAAATTAATTAAAACGTATCAACAAAGAGCTATACTAGAAGGAAACAAAGGACTAGGTACAACCATCGAATCTTTTTTAAAGAACGTAGGTGATACTGAAGGTATTCCTAACAACGAACAGATAACAGAACTAAATCAAGTATGGGTAGATAATTTAGATAATCCTGATATTGCTTTACGAGAAGTTCAACGATTTGCCTTGAAAGAAGGAGTGCTTTTTGATAAACTACCTAATGCTAGTTTCTATAAACAAGAAGCAGAAAACACTTTAAACTATAAAGAAAAGGGTGGACTCTACAGTTCTGAGTTTAGTTCTATTAGACGTATGATAGCAAAAGCTGTAGATCCTGATAATAAATTAGGATTTAGTATTGATGCTAATGGTCAGTTATCTTTTGGAGCACCAGAAGGTGAAGAAAAGTATAACGAAGAAATTTCAAAACTTGTTAAGTATTGGACTGAGTTTCCTAAAAAATCAGACGAAGAATACTCCGATTTTTTTGAACGTATTCGTCAATGGACTGTAAAAAATGTAGTTAACCCTGTAAATAAAAAAGAAAAAGAAGATAGAGATAATGTAACTGATCTTCAACTAAGACAAAGGTTTAATAAAGAGTTTCCTAAAGATTTGTCTACTACAGAAAAAGTTGAAAAAACTCTTGTTGACGCAGTTAATGATATAGAAAAAGCATTTGAGATTGATGTTTTTGATCCTTATACACGTAAAGTAGATGAAAGTAAATTAATACTTTTTTGGAAACAAAACAAAGAATTTTTTAAAAACCATAAAGAACGCTATACCGATATAAATGATTGGTTAGAACGCTGGGTTGGTATACGAGATTTTTTTGGGAACACTCCAGATACTAAAGAATAAACTATGAAGTTAGATGAACTCTACTTAGCTAATAATGCTTTAGATGAAGATACTATAAATCCAGCATTAATACAAAGCATAAGAGGAACTAGTAGTTCTTCTGAAAAAGTAGAAGAACAAGAAGAAGATTCTGATCAACCTAGTCAACTAGAAGATCTTGGTGTTGGAGGAATAGCGGCACTTCAAGATTTTGGAGATGATTGGATTGACTTAGCTCAAGGCACAGGAGAGTTTGCATTTAATGCTTTACAATCTGGTATTAGTGCTATAGATCCTGATGTTAGTATTGTACCTAATGAAACTCTTAAAGCTATATTTGACTATGATTTACCAGAAGTAGCTCAACCTAAAACTACCGCAGGACAATTTGTCAGAGATGCTGGTAGTCTCCTTGGTAGTATTGTAGGAGCAGGTAAGTTACTAAAAGTTGGTAATGTATTTCAAGGAACTACTAAGTTAGCACGTACTGGTAGATTTCTTGCTCCTGGGGCCATAGCATCCGCTATTGGTCTTGAACCTTATGAAGCACGACTATCTAATATTCTCGATGACTACCCTACTCTTCAAAATCCGATTACTGATCTCCTTAGATCCGATTCAGAAAACAGTATTACAGAAGAACGAGTACTATCTGCTATAGAGTCTATAGGACTTGATGCGGCTACTTTTGGTTTGTTTAAACTTATAGCTAAACCTCTTACGTATGTTCTACGCAGAGAGTGGAGATTAAACAAAGCTGTAGCTGAAGGTGCTACTCCAGAACAGATAAATAAAATAAACGAAGACTCCATTGTTGAAATAACCGAAGTTACTGAAAAGGCAAAGAAAACTAAAGCTAAACCTGTAGTAGAAGAGAGTACTACTTTTAGTACTAAAGAACTTACATCAATGAAAGAGTTCTTTAAGAATCCTCAAAGTATACCTCCAAACGATACTTTGTTTAATACTACAAAGTTTGACTCTGAAACTACTGCAAGCACTATTGAGAAACTAAAAGAAGAAGTTCCTAAGATTGTAGGTAGATCAAGAAAAGCCTTAAAGACTACAGCAGAAGAAGCTATGGCTACTACCAATAATATGTTGTCGGATGTAGTAAAGCCAGGACAGATTGTAGAGTTTGCTCAAGCAGTAGCTAAAGATACTGGTAAAATTGATGAGAGCATTATAGCACTTAAACTTATGGTTGAGAACTTTAGACGTTCTCTTACTAAACAAGCAGAAGCTCTTACTCATACATCAAGTCCACAAGCAGAAGCTCAGTTTATGAATAATCTGAGTCAATGGATGGAACTTGTAGATAACCTTAAAACAGGTATTACTGGTACGGCTCGTGCTGTCAGTGCAGGTAGAATACGTATTGGTGAAGCAGGAGGAGATCCTTTTAAACTACAGAAGATGTTAAAGGATGAAGGTCTTTCTGGCAATGCACAAGCTATTGCAGAACGTCTTACAGTGTTTGATAAAGATCCTAGCAAGTTTCTCAAAGAAGCATACAACTATCGTAAAACAGGATTCTTTGATGTAACAGGAGAAGTATTTAGAGGGTCTATTCTGGCAAATGTAAAGACTAATGTTACTAACCTTTTATCTGGTATAAGTGAAAATGTAATATACCCTATGGAACGCTATGTTGGTAACTTATTAACTCCTGGTGAGAAAGCTAGTTTTAGACAGTTGATGACTCACTACAAGGGAATGGTCAGTGAGTTTCTTCCTGCTCTTAAAATGGCACGTAGATCTCTGTATCACGAACAGAATTTTCTTGATCCCTTGGCAACCAAGATTGATGGGTTGCCTAGACACATGATTACTGCTGAAAAAATGGGAATGCGTAGTGATACTGTAGCAGGAACTAGTATTAACTTTCTTGGTAAAGTAAGTCGTATGTCATTACGATTACTAGGATCAGAGGACGAGTTCTTTAAGCAACTTGGTTACAGATCAAAGTTATACTCTGAAGCATCAATGGCTGGAGTAGAACAAGGACTACGAGGTAAAGAACTACGTAAGTTTATAGATAATCAAATTGATAGTGCCTTTGATCCTAACACAGGTAAAGCTCTAAATGAAGCGTCATTACAAGCTGTACGTCAAATGACCTTTACCGAAGATCTTGCTAGAGGTACATTTCCTAGAAACTTGCAGATACTTATAGGTAAACACCCTTTTCTAGGAATGTTTATACCGTTTATACGTACACCTACAAACTTGTTTATTAGAGGATATCAGAGAACACCTTTATCTCTTGTAATGAATCGTGTACCTTTTCTAGGTAAACGTCTTAGAGAGATACGAGAAGTTATGTTAGAAGGTAATCCTGAAATGAAAGCTATGTTACGTGGTCGTATGGCTTTAGGAACTGTACTCTACGGATCGGCCCTTGCAGTTGTACTCGATGGTAAAGTAACAGGTGCTGGACCTGCTAATCGAAATGCAAATAAACGATGGGTAAAAGCAGGAAATCAACCGTACTCTATTATGGTCGGAGGAGAATGGGTTGGATACAATAGATTAGATCCATTGTTCTTGCCTTTGACCTTTATGGCAAACATGGCAGATAATATGAAGTATATGCCAGAGGAAGATAGAGATACTTTAGTTATCTATGGTCTTATCGCATTTCAAGAAAGTATACAAGATAAAGCGTACTTTCAAGGTGTTACTAATTTACTTGAACTTTTAACTCTTAGAAGTTATAGTGATGATGTAGATGCCGATATGTGGAGAACTTTTTCTCGTATGGGAGCAAGTTTTGTTCCTTCGTTTCCTACACAGATTCGATCTATGGTTACGGGAGATAGTTCATTTAAAGAAGCAAGTTCTTTTTACAATCAGATAATGAAGCGTGTAAATCCTGATGCTGTGCCTGATTTGTATGATGAGATAACAGGAGAAGTTATAGAAATGCCTAGTGGGTATAATACTGGTATTCCTGTAGTTAAACCTAAGAATGATCCTACACTAAATGAATTAGCTAGATTAGGACAGTTTTTACCTTCATTATCTAGGAATATAAGTGATAATATAGAGTTAGATGATTCTCAGTTTTCAGAATGGAAACGTCTAATGGGAACCACTCCTATCAATGGAAGAACTCTAAAACAAACATTAGATGCTATTATTAGAAGTCCTGGTTATCAAGCAGGATTAGATCCTGATGAAAGACTAGTTCAAGGCTATGCTGATGAAGATCCCAGACTTAGACAAATAAAACAAGTTATATCAGAATATCGTAATACTTCTCTTGATATGTTAGTACAAACTGATTTAGACTTGTTTTCTAAATTTTACAAAGAACGCTACAATGAAAATCAAATTAAACGTGGTGCTAAGTACTCAGAACTTTTTGAATTAGATTAATATGGCAATTACTAATTTACCCACAAAACTTACTAGTGCTGGAAATCAAGGAAGTGCTGGTGATTATAGTACAGCGGCTTCTACAGTATTTCAAATAGATTACAGTGGCTTAGACTACACTCCTAAAACTACAGATGACTATAAGAATGACTTTGAAGAAGAACTACAAGTATTCATAAATGGTATTAGAATCTATAGAACTGCTACTGACACTGGTATTGATGATGCTACTGTAGGATTAAGTACCAATCAAAAGTCACGACTTACAAATCTTAATAATAGTTTTGGTAACGAACCTTGGGATATTGTAACAAGTACAAAAATAGTACAAATAAATCAATTGCATGATGCCTTTGGTGATTCCAATGGTAATAATCCAGGGTATCCTGATTTAAGTACCTGGACTATTATTAAGGTTATTAGAATTAAGCCTGATAAAAGTTCACTTGCTACAGACTTTCAAAGTGCTTCTGTCCTTACTGAGGCTGAACTTGATAATGCCTTTAGTGAAACTTTTCACGTAGCTCAAGAAAGTATTGATACTGCTCAAGATTCTATGACTTTGGGCACTGATAATATATGGGATGCTGATAATAAAAATATTAAAAATATAGCTACTCCTTCAGGATCAGATCCTAGTCACTATGCTGTAAATAAAGGATATGTAGACGGAAGTAGTACCACAGTTACAGTAGCTACTAATATAGCAAATGTCAATACTGTAGCAGGTATCTCTGGTAATGTAACTACAGTTGCAGGTATAGCATCTAATGTAACCGCAGTAGCAGGAGATGCTACAGATATTGGTACAGTAGCAGGTAAGGCAACTGAGATTGGACGTTTAGGAACTGCTGATGCTGTAGCTGACTTAGCTATCCTTGGTACTACTGATGTAGTAGCCGATCTAAATACATTAGGTACTGCCGATATAGTTGCTGACATGAATTTACTTGCAACAAGTTCTAATGTAGCGGCAATGGCTCTGCTAGGTACATCAGATGCTGTAGCAGATATGAATACTCTTGGTACTTCTGATATAGTTGCTGATATGAACTTGTTGGCTACGACAGATAACGTATCTAACATGGATACTTGTGCTGATAATATTACTAATGTAAATGCAGTTGCAGGTTCTATTGCAGGATCACTAACATACACAGTTACAGTCGCAGGAGGTGTATTTGTATTAGATGGTAACAACAAACCTGCTATTGCCTTGACAAGAGGTTTTACCTATACGTTTGATCAATCAGCAGGAACTAATGCAGGTCACCTTTTACTATTTAAAGATAGTGCTGATAACGCATATACAAATGGGGTTACCTCATCAGGCACTCTTGGACAAGCAGGTGCAAAGACTGTGTTTGTAGTACCTGCTAATGCTCCAGATAGTCTTAAATACTATTGTTCATCACACGGAAACACTATGGGTAACACAATAACTGTAGTAAACAATGACATAGGTGCAGTAGCCGCTATAGGAGCATCTAGCCTTAACACAGTAGCAACCAACGCAGAATCAACAGCAATCGTT